TTTGTTCATTAATAAACTCATCCAGTATGGCTTTTTTAAATTGTTAGTAATCCGATAGCTGCTTATTGTATCGCTCAGCAAAACGTCTCAAAAAATCAGTTAATTTCTTCTTTGCCAGCCCCGCACCTTCTTCGCTATCATCAAGCGCTAGCCCTATATTGTTTAAACTGTTTAGTAAGGCTGGTGCATCAATGCTTAGCTCGCACTCAAGCATCGCTATTCGATGATTAATGTAATCTAGCTGTTTATTAAGCATATAAATATCAGCCTCCAAGTTTTCTTTTATTTTTTTAGTTCTGTTTATTTCGTGATTAATTGATGCTTGGTTGTTCATTTTACTAGCTCATCTAGTATTGATATTTCTGTTAGTGATTCTTCTGCTATTTTAAGTTTTTCTATCGCCTCGTTGATTAACTTTTTACCAAGCGCTCCTTTCATTGTTAGTTGTTCGGTTTTCTTAAAAAGTTCTTCAATATCATCAAGCATTGATTTAATGCTAACGCCAGTGGTGCTTTTAGTTTCGGTTTCCTGATTAGGCTTATAGTCTTTGCATGCTTCTATTTCCTCGTTTGTTATGCCGTAAAACTCGATAATTTTAGTTAGCATCGGGCGTGGGGTAGCTTTTCCTTTTTCAAAATAAAGATAATTAGTGTAGCCAATGCGCTTCATTGCCTCATCTTTAGTAAGTCCAAGTTTTTCGCGCTTTAATGCGCACAGTTCAGGGAAAGTTATCTCATATTTCATTGTGTTACTTCCTAAGTTATTTTTATTTTTAATTTTCTTCAATGCCAGCTATTTCTTCTAATGCTTCAAGCGCATCAACTAACCCGAGCTTGTAGTAGTCGTCCATTTTGTCAGCAACGCTGCCAATCTCAATACCGCAAGCATGCCCTTGCAATTGCTCTTGCCTTGCTTCTTCAATTAGTTGATTAAGTTTTGTGATAGCTTGTTGTAGTTGTGTAGTCATTGGTAACCTTTGTTGTGTAGGTATTTGTTTAGTTCAAGTAATTGTACTATTATGGTCTTAATATGTCAACTACTTGTTATAATTATTTTGTTGTGTTGTCGTGTTCGATATTTGCTATTAGCGCCCCTTTTGTTAATTGCTGCAAAGTAATTTGTGATTTAATGGGCACAAACCCCCATTGTATCCAATTTCTAAACGTGCTGGCTGACATGCCAGTTTTTTGCCTGAACTGGTAGCTTGTCTTGTAATAATTTTTTACGTCAGAAACTGTCATGTGATTCCTCCTTGGTTAAATCAACTGTGTTAAGCGGTGACCAGTTGTTATCAATTTCTTTCGCTGTTTTATCAATCCATTCGATACGTTTGTCATCGTCATCTAAATCCATTATTTGCTCAATCTCAGCAATTAGTTGATATTCACGCGCTAATGGCAACGGGTGTTGTCCAACTTCCTGGCTTGCTGCATCTTCGTCAAATAAGTATATATCGCCTTCTTTGGTGCAATAGTGACATAAGCGTAAGTTAGTAGGTGCTGTATCTTCACTTATGCGCGCTAACGCTTCACGAATGGAAGTTGGGAGTATTAGTAATTCGAATTCTGTAAACATTTATAAAATTTCGCTGTGTGCTAAACTGTGATTGCATATTACAATCAGTTGGCTTATATGTCAAGTAGTTGTTATATGTTTAAATATTAACAATTTTTACAAACAGCTTGTGTGTAGGGGTGTGGAGTTTTATACACATACTTATGCACTAAAATTGTTGATAAGTTATGTTATTATGTTAATCAAATTGAGCAATGGAGCGTCTATCATGAAAGATGGTTATAAAAAAATGCAAAAAGCTACTGATAAGAGTTTTAAAGGTATGGATAACTCGCATTATTCACAACCGAGTATGTACGGGAAAATGGTGCGCGAGCAGTACAACAAGCAACCTAAAATGTGTGGGCAGAAGTAAATAATTGGAAATAAAAAAATTGCAAAGCCCCTACCGCAAAGGGGGTTTTGTTTTTTGGGGTGCAAATTATGGCGACTAGAGGCAGAAAAGCACACAAGAGAACAGAGGAAACAATTGCTAAAGTTTCAGCGTTAAAAATGTTTGGCCATACGGATCAAGAAATTGGTAAGCATTTGGGCATATCAGATGAAACGCTGATGAAATATTATCGTGTTGAGCTTGACACCGCCTCGGTTGAGGCAAACATGGTTATTGCTAACAAGCTTTATCAGAAAGCGAAAGCAGGCGATTTAGGAGCAATCATTTTTTGGCTTAAAACGCGTGGTAAGGGAATGTGGCGAGAAAAAGACAAAGACGACAAAAAGTTTGAAAGTATTGTTGAAAAGCTGATTGATAAAGCAACAAGCAAATGAATCAAAAAAAATTATTAAAAGTGCTTAGTGATTTTACGTTGTTTGCAAAAGCTTTTTTGCAGATACGCACTAAAAATGGCGCTGTTAAAGCGTTTAAGCTTAATCGAGCGCAATTGTATCTGCATGAGCGATTAGAGCAGCAACTAAAAGAAACAGGTAAGGTTAGGGCGATAATCTGCAAAGGGAGGCAGCAAGGGTGTAGTACTTATATACAAGCAAGAGACTTTTACAAAGTAAGCACACAAGTGGGAAAAAAGGCGTTTATTCTTACGCACGAGAGCGAAGCAACAAAAAATTTGTTTGAAATGACTAAGCGCTATTATGATTTAGCGCCGTATGGATTGTTGCCGCAACCTGACACATCAAGCGCCAAAGAACTCAATTTTAAATCGTTAAACAGTGGTTATGCAGTGGGTACGGCTGGTAATAAAGCAGTCGGTCGTTCTCAAACTATACAATTGTTTCACGGTTGTCTTGGAAAGGGATCGCGTATCTTTGACCCCGATACAGGCGGATTAAAATACATTGAAGATTTTACAGTAGGCGATAAAATTCTCACGCATACAGGTCAACGCGCACTAATATCTTATATATCATCACAATCGAAAGAATGTTTATCAATTACCTTCCGTGGTCTTTCTAATTTTCCTTTAGTTGCAACACCTGAGCACAAATTTTGGACTAAAGAAGGATGGAAAGCGTTAAGCGAGTTAAATGTAGGTGATAGTATTGGTTACCCGGTTAAGCCAATTTCAAAACAAATCAGTCATTTGTACATTCCAAAAGCTAATAACCGGGTTCATGGTGGAGGTAGGCAATTTGAATGCCCTGATTCCATTGTTAATGATTATGCTTTAGGTAGATTCATTGGTTTGTATCTTGCGGACGGCCATATAAAATTACAGGATAAATATCCGCATTATCCGTGCGCGCTTCAAATAGTAGTTCACCGTAAAGAAGTAGAAAGAACTATTGAGTGGTTAACGCCATTTTTTGATTACTTTTCTAGTTTCAAAGTTAAGCATCGAGAGGATTCACTAACAACTGAGATAAACATCACTGGTAATCGCTTTATAAGCATGATTAATGTTTTATGTGGAAGAACTACTAATAAGCATTTTCCAAGAAATTGGGATCTTATGGGTGAAGAATTCTGCCAAGGATTATTAATAGGATATCTAGCTGGTGATGGTTCGTCTTATGGCGATGACAGAAGAATAAGAGCCACATCAATATGTGCATCGCTAACAGTCACCGCGCGAGATATTTGCGCTTCATTGGGTTACGGATGGGCTAGTATAGAGCATAAGCAAGCAGCCATTAGAGCAGGAAGAAATGAGAAAGAAGCTTATACTTTTGCATTGTGTGGAAATGGCGTTAGTCAAATTGCAAAGATACTTGGAAAACCATCGCCACAATTAACGAGAACAAAAACAAATTCAATTAAGAATAAAGCAGCAAAAACAACTGAAATAAGCAGTGGTTACGCATGGTTAACAATTACAAGAATTGGTGAAGTTGGAATGCAACCGGTTTATGATTTTGAAGTCGATCATCCCGATCACTCTTACTGCACTATTCACGGAAGCACGCATAATTCAGAAGTTGCCTATTGGCCAAATGCTGAGGAACATGCAAAAGGGATTTTGCAAGCGGTGCCAAATGAGCCAGGTACAGAAATCATCCTTGAATCAACCGCCAACGGCATCGGCAACTACTATTATAATATGTGGCAATCAGCTATAAGTGGCCAAAGTGACTTTCAGGCCATATTTATACCGTGGTATTGGCAAGATGAATACACATTGCCGGATGATGGTAGCTCGTTAACTGACGAGGAACTACATTATATAAATGAACATGGCGCAAATGGTCTGACACGTGAGCATTTGATGTGGCGACGTAAAAAGTTGCATGAATTTGATAGTGACTATGAGCAAGCACGCGAGCTATTCAACGTTGAGTACCCATTTACCGCACTTGATGCCTTTCGCAACCCTGTAGCTGACAGGTTTATTAAGGTAGACATTGTTAATCGTGCGATGAAAAACAAAGTTGAATCACAATCACCGTTAGTCATTGGCGTTGACCCCGCTATTAGCGACAACGATAGAACGGCTATCATTAGACGTAAGGGGCGCTTAGTTTACAATCTTGAAACACACTACAACTTAAACACCATGGAGCTGGTCGGGCTTGTCAGGCGTATCATTGATAAAGAGCACCCGGTTAAAGTCTGCATCGATTGC